CGACGGAGTTGGAGGTCGGCCAGTCGATCACGGTTGCAGGCGTAGACGCCACGTTTAACGGCACCTACACAATCCGCGCCCTTCCGCAATATCTTTACGAAGGCGTAGATTCCGAAGGCGACTTGCTATACGACGTCAACGTACCAATCGCCAACCAAGTCCTTTACGCAAAAACGGCCGCCGATGTCGAGCGAACCGCCGCGTCTGGAACTCTGACATCGACTCCAACTTGCACATGGATCACGGCCACAGACATTGAAGACTGGTTGGGCATCGGAACCGCCACCGCCGCCGACGCCACATTCCTCACCATATGCGCGGCCAGCACAAACCAATTCTGTTGGCGCCGAAGAATGGAAGCCGGCTATGTTGACTCCCTTACGACCGTCCCATCGCAAGACGTCAAACTTGGAACGATTATGTACGGAGGAGCTTTGTACCGTCAGCGCGGATCTATGGATTCCTTTGCATCATTTCAGTCGATGGGAACCGCTCCCGTCATGGGCCTCAACGGAATGATCCGCCAATTGTTAGGCATTGACCGACCGCAGGTTGCCTAGTGCCAGTCCCGACCTACACCGATCTATTCAATGAGGGCTACGACGACCTAGTTGCCAAACTCCAGACCGTCCCCTCTCTCCAAGTTGTAAACGATCCGCGCAACATCGTCCCTCCGTGCGTCTTTGTAAACATTGACTCGATCGAAGGCTTCAATTACAACATCGCCAAGTTGACCTTCACACTCCAGATCGTGACCCTTGGCCCCGGCAACCTAGACGCCCAGAAGTCCCTCCTTAACATGCTGGCTCAGGTATACGCGCTCAACATTGGCATCATCTCAGGGCGCCCCACAAACGTCGACATTGGCGGATCCATGCTGCCGGCATACGAACTGACCGTCGCAACCCAAGTCCAAACGGCGTAATCCACACCTAGCGCCCGAAACTATGTCAAACTAAAACCACTACTCAAGGAGCAATCATGGCAACCTCAACAATCCTCTCAAACCCAAAAGTCACTATCGCAACCGTTGATCTATCGGATCAAACCACCGCAGCAACATTGACTCGCACCGTGGAAGCGCTTGAAGACACCGCGTTCGGATCCACAGCACGCACCTACACAGGCGGCCTAGAAAACAACGAACTTACAGTTACGATGTACATGTCTTACGCAGCGACTGAAACTTACGCAACGCTCGCCCCACTTGTAGGCACAAAATGCACCGTTATTGTCAAGCCAACAACCGCAGTCGACTCGGCAACAAACCCTGGCTTTACATTGACCGACACTTACTTAGAGTCCTTGCCAGTAATCAACGCATCGCTTGGAGAATTGCAAACCGTAGACCTGACTTTTACTGGTGGGCTCTACAGCGCAGACACAACAAACCCATAATCACGGCCGTCCTCGGCCCGACACTAGGAGAACCATGAAGATCAAATTGACCGTTACTCGCGGCGAAGTGACCGAACAATTATCCACAAACCTCTTCGTTATAGCCGAATGGGAACGCTTAGAGAATCGCCGTGTGTCCGACGGACGTGGCATAGGTGCATCCGATCTAGCGTGTTGGGTACACACGTTGCTTACGATCAAAGGCGAGAAGCTTCCAGCAACTTGGCGCGAATGGCTTAAACAGAACCCAGACGTCGAGATCGCAGCGGAGGACGCAACCGATCCAAACCCTACGGACGCGGCTACCGCCGGCAACTAGCCGAACTGGTAGTCGCGACGGGATGGGCTCCGACGTTCTATGCGGATTCGTTTGACTCACGCGACCTACAAACAATCATTAGAGTCCTTAATGACCAAAACAAAAAAGGACACAAATGAGAGACTCAGCCGGCGGCATTGAAGCACGGATAGAAGTGTTCGGCTTAGGTCAAGCGCTCAAGGATCTCAACAAGATCGACAAGGTTTTCCGACGTGACATTACCAAGGACTACAAGCGCGTCACGGCAGGACTCGTCTCAGACATCCAGTCGGCCATCCCGTTAAACTATCCGCTCTCAGGATGGCAACGCCAATGGAATCTACGTGGCCAATACGAAGTCTTTCCATGGCCGACCGACCATTCCGTCAAGGCATACATCAACACCAAAGCGCCCAAAGAAGTATTTGGTGGCAAAGTAAACCTCTCGACCTTTGCCGTTAAATGGCTCGGCGCCGCAGCCGCGTTCTTTGACTTCTCCAAAAGTAATCAAATGGGCGCCGCACTAACAGCCAAATATGGCGACCCGTCGCGAGTAGTGTGGAAACAGTACGAAGCAAATAAGAGCGATCTTGAAGTAGAAATGGCGCGAATCGTTGACCGCGTCGGAGAAGCTTTGAGCCGCGATCTAAGCGCAAGGTAAACCCATGGCCGTCATTCTCCCAATCATCTCCGAATACGATCCTAAAGGCGCTAAGAAGGCAATCGCCCAATTTAAGCAACTAGAAGGCTTTGGAGCAAAAGCAAACTTTGCTATCAAGAAGGCCGCAATCCCAGCGGCCGCAGCAATGGCCGGCTTAGGCGTAGCCCTTGCAGGCGCAACCAAAGCGGCAATGGAAGACGCAGCGGAACAAGCGAACCTTGCGCTCGTTATGGGCAACGTCACAGGCGCATCAAAAGAACAAGTCGCCGCACAAGAAGACGTCATTGCCGCAATGTCGAGGGCATCTGGCACAGCAGACAGCGAACTCCGTCCAGCCTTCCAAGCGCTGCTAGTCGGAACCAAAGACATCACCGAAGCAAACAAGACGCTCGCGCTCGCCCAAGACATTGCACAAGGCTCAGGTAAGGATCTAGCCACCGTCTCCGATGCACTTGCCAAAGCGTACGGCGGCAACTTTAAGGCGCTCGGACAACTCTCCCCAGAGATCAAAGCAATGATCAAAGACGGCGCATCCCTAGACGACGTCATGAATGTCCTTGGCGGAACCTTCGGAGGAGCCACGGCCGCAGCCGCAGAAACCGCCGCAGGCCGCATGAAAATCCTTGGCAACTCAATTGACGAAACCAAAGAGTCAATCGGTGCCGCACTACTCCCAGCCGTAGAAGCCATCTTGCCAGTCGTGCAGAAGTTTGCAGACTGGGCGCAAGACAACCCCGGCGCATTCCTAGCCATTGCCGGCACCATAGCCGCTATCGCTACGGCAATTATGGCCGTCAACTTTGCTATGGCGCTCAACCCGTTTTCACTTATCGCAGCCGGCATCGCCGCACTTGTAGTCGGCCTAGCAATCGCTTACAAAAAGTTTGAGGGCTTCCGCAACATTGTTAACAGCGTCCTCAACTTTATTATTGGCGGCTTTGAGACATTGGCCAACACATGGATCAAAGCAATTAACGCGCTTATCAGGGCATACAACGCCATCCCATTCGTTGACAACGTCTCAACTATTGAGTCCATCTCACTCGGCCGCATTGGTGCAGCACAAGAAGCCGCAGAAGGCGGCATAAGCGGAGTACGCATGATGGCTACAGGCGGAATTGTGACCGCTCCCACGCTTGCCATTGTTGGCGAAAAGGGGCCAGAAGCCGTCATCCCACTAGATCGCATGAAAAACGGCGGCGGACAAAACATCACCGTTAACATCACAGGCGGCATCTCCACATCGGCAGACATCGGCCGCGCAGTCGTCAACGCCATTAAAGCCATGAACCGTGTAGACGGCCCAGCACAAATACAAGTCGCGTAATGGCCACGTCAATTGTCGACTCGGGATCTTACGATCTCCTTATTGACACAGGCTTTATCGTTGACGGATTTACGCTTGACGACGCGCTTAAAGGCGTCCTAGACAACACCGAATACGTACTTAACGGAACAACCCAATACGCATCTGTCATCGAGGGCTCCACAAACATCACCGTGACACGCGGACGCCGCGACATCGGCGACCAATTTACTGCTGGCTCAATGAACTTCAATCTCCTAGACGGCTATGCCGGCGGAGTCTTTAATCCGTTCAATCAAAATTCGCCCTTCTTCGACAGTTCTAACGGTCAACCCGGACTAGCCCCAATGCGAAACGTCATCCTTACGCGCGAAGGCGAAGAACTCTTCAACGGTTACATCATTGACTACACCTACGACTTCAACCTTGGCGGCCTAGACGAAGTTAACGTTCAATGCGCCGACCGCTTCTATGTCCTCTCGCAGACATATATGGACGAATACAACGTCTCAGAAGAACTTGCAAACGAGCGCGTAGAAGCCGTCCTAGACCTACCAGAAGTCAACGCATTTCAATTACCCGGTGAA